GCACGGACACAAGCACGGACACAAGCACGGAAAAAACTACAGCCCCATACGTCGCACCACGCGATTCACTCGGGAAGTGGACTGGCAGCGGTAATCCGGCTGGCCGACCTCCGAAGGGCCGCACAATTGCGGATATTTGTCGTGCAGCGTGTGACGCACCAGCCGATGCAATTTATGACTTGTCAACGCGCACGATTTTCCCAGATGTTGAGATCATAACCAACCGTCACGTAATGATTGCGCGCGCAATCATTGACGCAATAAATGGAGACGCGACTGCCCGCGACTTCATCGCAGAGCGTACCGACGGTAAGGTGACTCAAAAGGTTCTCACCGGCGCAATCGACCTCGAAGAACAAGCGCAAATACTTCGCGACATGGCCGACGCGGAAGAGTGTTTGTACGAATCACGATTTACTGAAAAAGAATAAAAATGGCAGCGCTGAAACTACAGCGGCCGCTTTTGTATGGGTTGACTAAAATCCAGTGGCAATATCTGCACGACTGGAAGCATCGGTTTTTTTTCGTTCCATCTGGTAGGCGATCACGCAAAACACTCCTCGGGAAGCGCAAACTTTACTTTCAGGCACAACGCAATCCCGGACATCGTTACTTTTTTGCCGCACCAGCTTACGAACAGGCGAAGAAAATCTTCTGGGAAGACCTCAAGCGCGATACACATGAGTTCCGTTCACAGGATCCAAGCGAGAGCGAGTTGAAGGTTGTTTTAACAAATGGGACAGAAATAAGCGTTCAATCCTTAGACCGCGCCTTTCGCCTTGAGGGTGCGCCTGTTAATGGATTCCTCTTAACAGAATACCCGAACGCCAAGCCAAATATATGGTCAGCTAATTTACGTCCATTGCTTGCAGACACACACGGATGGGCTATCATCGATGGTGTTCCCGACATGCATTCCCCGCTCGCGGAGGAGTATCGCCAGATGGCTATTTTTGCTGCTGGCGGCAAGATCCCTGACACACTGCCTGATGGCGCCGGGGCGTTCGCGGAGAACCCGGAAGATCCTGACTGGTGCTTCTACTCCTGGTTTTCGTCGGACGTTCTCGACTCCGAGGAATTGCGCAAGATCAAACTGTCAACCGATCCCGTGATATACCAACAGGAGTACGAAGGCAGCTTCATCCGCCTTGGTGGTTCGACCTACTACGGGTTTGGCCCGGACGTATACCCAAACGGCAACATTGACAACACTGTGCATTGGGACAAGTCTCTGCCCATTCACATAGGCGGCGACTTCAACGTGACCCCCATGACCGCAACCCTCGCGCATCACATCATAGCCAAGGACGGGCCGAACAAGGGACGCAAGGAAACGCACGTCTTCGAGGGGTACTTCCTACGCGACAGCAACACCGAGTCACTTTACACCCGCATAGTCAACGAGCACCTTGATGCGCCGTACTTCATGCTCACCCCGTGCCAGTCGTCACGAGCGAGGCAGACCGTGGCCGACATCGGCGAGACCGATCGCACGATTATCGCGCAGGTTTTCCGCAAGGCCGGAAAAACTATTCACATCAATGAGATTCTCCAGAATCCACCAATCAAGGATCGCGTCAATCTCACCAACGCCAGGCTCTTTCATCGACTTGTACGCGTCAACGGCAACGATGCGGGACTCAAAGAACTTGTCGCTGATTGGGGAAATATTGCATGGAAGCAGGGCACCAACGACCTCGACCTGTCCGATGCAATGCGCGGGCACATAAGCGCAGCTTTTGACTACAGCGAATATAAGAATTACGATTACGAAGGAATGATGCGGGAGAGAAGCGCAGCGCCTACGGATGGTGCTGGCAATGGCGGGTTTATACACTAACAATTAACACAGGAGAATAATATGTCTGATGTGATTATTCCACTTAAAAAGGAACTTGAAGAGAAGCAGCCAATATGGGACCGAATTCATACGCTTGTTGTCAACGATGAAAGCAAGTACACCGACGAGCCCTTCTGTCGCCGTCTTCCCAACGAGACAATGGGTACATTCAAGTTCCGACAGCGAATGTTCATGGTGGGGTTCATTAATCCAACCGTCGAACTCATCACAGCGCCGGGATCGCTGATCTATGCCAATGAGGTCCGGGAAGAAATCGACGACGTTGACCAGCGGTTGAAAATGTTCACCACAAACGCAACAAGAAGCGCGAGTGATGCAATATCGCTCAAGCTGCTGCTCAAGGAACAGATATGCCCTTCGCTTCGGGCATACGGAACGGTGTTTGTCCTGCTTGACATGCCGCCAATCGGTAGCGCCGCCTCTGAAGAACAGCAACGCGCAGATAGGATATGGCCGTATGTCACACTGCTCGATCCTCTGGCGGTACTCAATTATGAGTATGAAAATGATGAGTTGTTGTGGTTCGCGTACACTGTCAGAAGTAGAGATGCGTGGATCAATCCCACAACGAAACAACCGCCATCACGGGAGGAAATCCGCGTTTGGACAAGGGAGAAATATCTCGTCGTAAGTGGTGGGAAGGTTATCAGCGAGCGGGACAACCCTTTCGGGTACGTCCCTGTAATTATCCAGGCGTCCTTCAGGCCAACGACGGATGTTGTCTTGGGTGTCGCGCCGTTCTTCACAAGCAGCAACAGCATCATCTGCGCAAACAATCATATCAATGTTGCCAATATGGAAATCTGGAAGCACGCATCCGCTCTCATGTTGGTTCCTCGTAGTTCTCTGGGTGCAGTCAACTCCGACATTGACGCTCTTGGCGGGTATCATTTGAAGACACTTGTGGATGATGGCGCCCTCGTTTATGAGGGTGATAAAGCTCCGGGGTTCCTCACGCGCGATTTGACGGTGATCGAATCGGCGATGAATCAATACCGCGAGTACATGAAAAACGCTTTTGAGAATGAGAAGAACGCCAAGTCTGTGGGCAAACTTGGGTACGGTGGAGACGATGTAGGTGACTCTGCGTCAGGCTTCGCGAAGATCATTGACCGCGAGCCGATGGAAGCCAACGTGATTGCGACCGCTATTGACATGCAGAGCATACACCGAAGAATCATGGCTATGGCGCAGAGTATGATCGATGGTCTTCCTTGCGTTCCGGCAGGGACCGCACAGCGATTCATCGTTGAGTACTCCATGAAATATGATGTCACGCCTCTTGCCACATTGCTTGACGAGACAGGAAAGGCGATTGGGCTGAAGATCCCAAGTGCGGTTGTTCTCAAGGAACTGTACAAGAAAATTGCTGCGCGCATCATCACGGATCGGGATGTAATGCAGCAGGCAACGGAGGAGATCAACGCAGCGGATGTTCTGGGGGTGGAACCCGTTGACCAGGACCTGCGGGATACGATTGCCGGTGTGAAACCTGACGATTCAAAAACAACGGATTAGGAATAGGCAAACATTCATCATGCAGCCATACGACATTTTCCTGACGTGTGCTCCGAAGGACTACAACAAGTTGCCGTTCGTTGTGGATAGTATCCGGCAGCACATGGTTGGATACGAAGAGGTGCACCTGGTGACACCGGGTAACTTCGTGCCTCACCTTTCCAGTCTGACGATCCCGGTGATATGGCACGACGAGACATCCGTGCTTGCGTTTGACAAGCGAAAAATGCGGCATCGTCCCGGCTGGCAATATCAGATGTACCTAAAGTTGTTTCAGCAGGTCACGAAGAACGATTGGTACTTTACGCTGGACTGTGACGTGTTGTTGTTGCAGCCTCTGCCTTTGTGGTGTAAACTCCAACTCACTGCGGAGAGCGGAAAGCCAATCTACTATCTCGGCAAGGACCAGCATCACGAACCGTACTTTGCGTTTCAAAGTCTGATGCTTGGGCTTGAAAAGGTTGCTCCATTCTCGTTCATTGCCGATATGAATTTCATTCACCGGCCTATCATCAACGAAATGCTGCAAAAATTCGGACATACCAGGCGCTCGTTTGTTCACATGGCGTATGAGTTGACAAACGCCCATCAATACCTGGCCGAGCCGGAACTGTACGGCACATACGTTTGGGTCTACCACCAGGATCTGTACCACTTCCAGAAGCTGCGTGTGGCGAAGGGCGACGCACGGTTGCAGAAGGAACCTGGAACGGTTGGGTACACCGACAATGAAATCAACGAAATGATCACGCGGTATTCAACCGGCGAATACGACATTGTGCCTATACACTCGTGGTGGACCGAAGGAATTCAAAATGTTTGATCCGGCAAGACGTGACGCACCGTACTGTTCAATCATGGAGGCTATTAAGCATCTTCGCGGAGCGTACCCCGATGGTCTTCAGGGCGTGAGTATTGTCGAGATCGGTTCGATGAGGCAGGCCCTCGATCATCCGATAGACGAGTATGATCACGCTTGTTGTCAAGATGGGCATTCGACAGTGTTGTTTGCTCGCACAGGGGCAAATGTGTTTTCGGTTGACAACGATGCTGGCACAGTTGAGAATGCACGGAAGTACACGGAAAAATATCCTTTCACGTATGTCTACGAGAAGGATGGCATACAGTTTCTGGGGGATTTCCCACCGCGACCCATACACCTGTTATATCTCGACGCCCGAGATGTCAACTATGAAGACTCTCCGCTTTGGCACCTGACTGCGTTCGTTACTGCGTATCATCGACTTGCCACGAGGTGTTTTGTGTTGATCGATGATACCGACGTGTACCGTACTGCCGATGGTCAGGTTGAGTTCGACACCGGAAGTTTCTCTGGCAAGGGCGCTATGGTTATTCCGACAGCGGTTGCGATGGGATGGAAGGTTCTTTTCTCCGGCAGACAGACACTTTTATCGAGGGGTGTGTAATGCATATCGTATACGTACATCTCGGCCCAAAGCCTGTCCCCGCGCACACGTGGGAGTCAGTTCGACAGATTCGGGAAATAGAGTGGATGTCCAAAACAAGGCTGGATGCACCGATCTGGATAATTTCCCCCGCGCAAACTTGGTCGATGGAAGACCTCAAGCAAGCGCACGCAACACGCACGACGCACGTTCCGTCAGAGTGGCTCGACGACTTTGACAAAAATGTAGAGTTCAAGAAGGTGTCCTTTCTTGACTACACGCCGGTGCACTGGCAAGGGTTCTGGGAGACAACGATGCAGCGGACGTTCTATCTGGAAGCGTTCATGCGGAAGGTTGACGAGTACAGTACCGTGCTGCATATCGAGAACGACGTTCTACTCTACCAGCATCCATATGATGCGACAGCACAGTTTCACGGACTATTCAAGGATCGGCTGGCGTGTATGGATGGTGCGGACGGACATTCCTCTCTGGCATTCACGTACATTGACAATGTGAAGGGTATTGAATGGCTCAACAATCAATGGCTTTGGCATCTTGCACAAGGGCAGAAACACTGCGTTGAGTACATCAATGATCCACATGAGACATGCGTCAATGAAATGGTGCTTCTCAGGGCGATCCGCAAAGAGTATCCCAACGCAATGGGCACGCTGCCTATTCTTCCCAGCGGCAAGGGGTCGAACAACTTCGACGTGCTTCACAAGGTATTCGATCCGATGAGTTGGGGTCAATGGGTATGTGGAGTACATCAGAACCCAGGCGTTCCGTACTCGGTTGCCTTCCATTGGATTGGTGAGCAGATTATCGCGAAGAAGTTTGGCGTGGAATGGGGAGACAGTGTTCCGTATGTGGTAGAGTATGCTACTGGAATCAAGACGCCACTTGTAAACCTTCACGTTCACAGCAAGGAGTTGTCCCGATGGAGACATCCGTAGTTGAGCAGCCGGTCGTAGTCGAGCAGCCCCAGCCCGCACAGCCCCACAAGCTGACGCCCGACGAGCAGATTGAGCGAGAGATCGCACGTGTCTGCGGGTGCCACTATTCGCAGGTAAACCAGATCACACGGCGGCAGTTGTGCCATTTGCTGGTGCGGCAGTACGTGGTGATTCAGGGGTTGTCACTTGAGCTGTTCTGCGCGCATCCCGATCATCCGTCCTTTGACAATTTGCCACCCGAGATCCGTGTGATGTTTACCAAGACTCGTACCGAACGATTGTGGTCAACCGATTCAAACATATCACGCACAGCGCGGAGGTGATGTACTATGGGTGCTGCTGAAGAAATGTTCCCGTATGCGACGCATCAAGAGCTTCTCATTTCAGCCGTGATGCACAGTGTCGGCCCTGTATTAGAAATGGGGTGTGGACACTTCAGCACATCCATACTACATCACATCTGCCTTGCGCAGCACAGGCCGCTTGCCAGTGCTGACAGTAGTAAGGAATGGCTTGACAAGTTTCGATACCTGGAGTCCGGCCTGCATAATATCTACTACATCCCGGAAGACAAATGGGATATGTGGGAAGTGCTCGATCTCATTCAATGGGGTGTCGTGTTTGTGGATCATGCACCCGCAGAGAATAGAGTAAACGTGCTCAAACGCCTGCATGAGAAGAAAACAGGCAGGCCGGAGTTCGTCGTGCTTCACGACAGCAACGCAGACCACGTATACCACACTGACGCGATGCTCGCGCAGTTCAAGTACATGCGGCACGACACTCGACACGCTGTGCATACTGCCGTAATGAGTGACACCACACCAGTTGACGGACTGATACTATAATGGAATGGCATCACGTTTTCCCTACCAATGATGCCATTGAACACGATACCGAATCGTTGTTCTGTGCGTGCAATCCAGAAGTTGACTACAAAGATTGCCTTGTAGTGCATAACAGGATAGGGTCTATTCACTATACTTTTGGATACTATATCGTGCCAGGAGAAACCGATGTTTCCTATACCACTGCATGAGTATGTTTCTGGTGACAGTTTCGAAGCGTGTTGTGACTTGAAATACATGCTCGGGATGGACGAACAGGCGTTCGTCAACGAACCGCATACAATCTTCTGCCCGACACATTGCCTGCGCAGTCTGCTGGACATACTTGCGCAAACGAAGCATAGATACGTCGTGGTCTCACATAACAGTGACGGAAACATTCTTCCCGGCGAATCGCGGAGGGCCTATGATTTCTGTTGGGAGAACATTCCATTGCAGTTGTATCACTTGTTTGCTCAGAACTGCGATGTCAGCGATACACGAATCACGCCAATTCCTATCGGGTTTGAGAATGCGATGTACTTCCCGAAGGAACGCAAGCGCGCAAAGATTCACGCTCTCGCGTCGCTGGGAGTAGCCAAACCAAAAAATGTTCTCGTGTGTCATTCGGCATGGACCAACCCGGTGACGCGCATCCCGCCATACATCGAACTACACGGAAACCCGAACGTGACCTTCATGGACGGTAGGAACGGAATCGACTACGACGAATACCTCTTTCAGCTTGCGCAGCACAAGTTTATCATATCGCCGGACGGCAACGGTATTGATTGTGTGCGCAATTGGGAAGCGTTGACGTTAGGAACAATACCTATCACGCAACGCCATGTGTGCACAGAAGCGTTTTCTGCTCAATTGTCGGTCGATCTGTGTAGAGGTGGTGGATGCTGGGAATCTGCTGCTTCTGATGAAAGCCTTAATCGTTGGGCTCAATCACTGCATCGACCGATAGTCTACGACATAATGACCGCATCGTACTGGCAAAAAGAAATCGCTGAGAAATTCATAGAGAGCCAAGCGCAACCATGCTGAGGACAAACTACAGCGGCCAGACGGGTAACTGCGCTATCCAGTACATGCATGCGCGCCTTGTGGCCGGATTCAACAACTACAAACTCTGGAACGAGATGCCGGTACATTGCTGGTTGAACTCAACACCCTGCCCTGGTGGTGAGCTTTACACTGGAACAGAGCGAGAGTATGCCGAGGATTGGTGTGACTACTCCAGCGGTGATCCGCAGTACATCATGCTTGACAAGAAATCCCCTGCGTATCTCAACGGTCTCTGGCAGAACACGCACCACTACACCCAGCATCGGGAGCAGATTCGTGGTTTCTTCGATGTCCGAATTCCTACCAAGCTGAACAAGGAAGACATTGCGCTGCATGTTCGTTTGGGCGACTATGCGAAGTTCGGTGATGGCGGCACTATCGTAGACCCATCTTACTACACAGATATTCTCTCCAGTGTTAACTATCGCAAGGCGTACATCTTCACTGATTCCCCGCGTGACCGGACGTACTTCGAGAACTTCGATTGGCGCAACTGCGAGATAGTGGACGGTGGAACGACCATTGAGCAGTTCGAGATGCTGATGGGGTTCGACCGCTTGATTATGGGCAACAGTACATATGCATGGCTTGCTGCGTTTCTTGGTCATGCATCGACGGTGTGGACCTTCGGGCGATGGTTGCGCAACTGTCACAACTATCGTCCGATGCTTGCCGACATTGGGACACCGATGTATGGCAGATTCCTCGGCGAGAAAACCACTCGGGGCCTCACATCTATCATTGTGCCATACCGTCAGCGTGGTGAGTCGCGGCAAGACCTGGCGGACTGTGTGGAGCATCTGCAAAAAACATTTAAGGACAGCGAGATCATTGTCTGTGAACAGGTGGACAATAAGCCATTCAAAAAAGGGCAACTTGTCAATCTTGGTTTCCAGCGGTCACAGGGCGAGATTATTGTGATGCACGATCTCGATACTCGATGGACACCAGAGGGATCGATCCGGGACGAGTTGATACGGCTGCAAGCGCCGTACGTTCCATTCATGTCTGTTGATGGCGTACGAAAATTGAGCAATTGGGGCATGGCCAACGTGTGGTGGAGGGAGCATTTCGAGAACGCAAATGGATTTTCCAACCTATTCACCGGCTGGGGTGCAGAAGACAATGAGATGCACAAGCGGAGCAAGTTCACCCGGACACCCGGTGACATCCACCATGTCGAGCACAGAACACCGAAGGAAATCGTGCATGTGACTGTTGGCGGAGAAATGACTCCGCGTAACGTGTGGCTACTTGACACAAGACATGAAAGAAACTACCGGGATGATGGATGGCAACAAACAGATGCCCATGAGATTAGCGCAGAGCGGAATAGAAATGTGGCGCTATACAAGTTTGACAATATCGGAGTTGACTTCAAGTTTCTCTACAAGGACTGGATGCAAACACAAGAGGGTGGAATCGTGCCCGCGATACGCACGCGGGCGGATTTGCTGTACTCCCGCGTTGACCTTGCCATGATCACTTATCAGCGGCACAAATACTTGGAGACATCTGCCGGTTCGCTCCTTGATACTGTCAGTCGGCAGCGATCCGAACTATACCTGATCGATGATGCGAGTGAGGCGCAGAAACAATTGGAAGCCCTGAAATACTTCGGGTACTACATGCACGTCACCAGGAACGAAACGAACCTCGGGGTATGGCACAACTTCATCAAGGCCGGTGACACGATGTTTGAAAACACCCGTGGGCGTTGGTTTGTGATATGTCAAGATGACATCGTATTCAGCGAGGGATGGGTTGAAAAGGCCGACCGAATCGTGTATCGCCTTGCAGAGCACGGTGTCGATTGGGGCGTTCTATCGCTCGTCAATCTTGTGGGTGAGACTGTGCAGGAATACTACATCATGAAAGAGGGACATTCCGGAGCGTGCTGTCTTGCCATCAATCGCGATATGTGGAAATCATTCCGGAAGTCTGATGCACGCGACGGTGCGGTCAAAGCATCTGGTGCCGATCATCGTATCACGCACTGGTGCCGCTATGGTGATCCGAAACAACAGTGGGCGGTATGCCGTGTCGGGAAGTCTTTGGTGAAACATATAGGCGTCAACTCTACGTTGCACTCCCGCAAGATGGATGACTTCACAAGCTACGGATTTGAGGAGATTGACAATGCCAACAAAAGCAGAAAGTGACCTGGCGGAATATCTCAAAAAGCTACAAGCAATCGAGATACATCTCACAACGAAAAAGCCAATGGCGAAAATAGTTAAAAAGTATACATCCTCTCCCAAGTTCTACACGGATGCATCCGGTTCTGCCGCTATGGTCGAGGAGATGAAACAATATCTTACGCAGTTGACAAAGCTATCGGGTAGTGTCGGAAAAACAATGTCGTCAAATGCAATGATGAAATTTATCGAGAAATCAGAGAGCAGCGCAAGCGTAAAGAGCGGCGTGCGCGCAGCCCAACATCTTTCGCAGCGGAACGCGGAAAGACGGCTGGCCGTGTACATCAATCAAATCAGCCGCGAATCGACTTACTTCGCGGAACAGGCGAAGGAGTTTCTGCTCAACGGCGCAATCTCAGGCCGGAGCACACAGGATCTGGTGATGGAGCTGGTGCGGGCGGCCGAGGACGAGAAGGGACTGGTGGCGGGCTTTGAGAAGCGGGCGGAGCGCGTGGCCCTTGATGCCGCCAGGCGGGACGCCCAGTCTGTGGCAATGGACGAATACCGGGCGCAGGCGGCGCCGGGCGAGGAGTGGCAGTGGATCACAGTAAGCAGCGGGCCCTGCCCTGACTGCCGGGCGCGCGCGGGAGCGGTCCTGCCGCTGGAGAAGTGGGAGACCGACCTGGGGATACCGGGGAGTGGGCGGACTGTCTGCGGCTTCGCCTGCATGTGCCAGCTCGTGCCTGTGAGCATTGCGGCAGAGGCTTTTCCCGACACCAAGGAATACACGTGGGACAAAGCCGGGCTGGTGCTCACCACAGCGGCGGAGGCGCGTACGCTGCGGTCTGCCGGCAAGTGAGTCGGAATCAAAAAAATGTATTGAAATACAACTATGTCCATATTTACCTTGCATTTCGATACACATTAGGGTATATTCAGATTATCTACCGTTCCGATCCTGCCGGGCGCGGGAAAGGGCAAAATCACAGACCTTGTGGGTGATCAGGCGATCGCCAAGGTACAAACACAAGCCAGAGGAGTCAGTATGCCGATGTCCGAGACGTTCTACAATTTGCTGAAGGAAAAGCTCGGTGATGTGAAAATCAAGGTTGACGACAAGGATGTTACTCTCGTTTCTGTTGTTGAGGGATGGCACGAGAAATCTGAAGCTGCGATCAAGATTCAGGAAGCCAACAAGGAATTGGCCGACAAGAAACGCGATCTCAGCGCGGCAGTCAAAGCCAAAGAAGACGAAGCGCAAGCCCTGAAAACAGAGCACGAGAAGACAAAGAAAGAACTTGACAAGGCGATGCAAGGTGCTCTCACGGACAAAGAACGTGAGCAGTTTCTCCGGATCAAAGACAAGGGAATGACCGAAGAGGCTGAAGTTGCACTGAACACCGCTCGCGCAGAACTTGAGCAGCTCCGTACGCAGGTTGTGACATTGACGACAGAGCGCAACACGCTGAGCGAGACAGTCAGTCACGTGTCGTTGAATGTGGCTACCGAGTCACTGAAGACGAGAACGATGGCGAAGCTGGCAGAGTTCGGCATTGTTGGCAAGAAGGCAGTACTGGCATTTCGTGACCTCCTCGATACCGGGAATCTCCAAGTTGTCAAGGCCGCTGATGGAAGCTCATTCGTTGAACAGTTCCGCAAGAAGACTCCGGAGGGCAAACCGATAGAATCGAACTTCGAGACTATCGTCAAGGAATATGCCACTTCGGACGAAAATGCGTATCTGCGAAACGGATCAGCGAGGGGTGGTACGGGCGATACACACACGACGGCTCGATCATCCACAACTCAGGACGACAATCGCCCATCTGGTCTTGACATGTTGAAATCAGACAAAAAGGGCTTCGACAGCCCGTAACCAAGAGGTGAATTTATGGCAGTACTGACGCTTGTTGAAGCTGCGAAAATGATGGAGCCTTCCAAAAAGGCAGGAGTTGTTGACATCTATGCAAAGGCCTATCAGCCGATGGGAGTTGTGCCGGTGTTGTCAACAGGCGGAAAAAGCGCCTATCAGTGGACCGTTGACGACGGGCTTTCCCACACCAGCGGTGGAAAGAGAAATGTAGGTTCGGACTTCACCGCCAGTGCCGGACGGAAAAAGCCGTACGAGTCCGAAGTGAAAATCTACGGTGGAAAAATCCAGGTGGACACGTACATCCGTGACCACAGCCCGGCGTCCATTGAGTTCGAACAGTCACAGCAAATCAAGTCGTATGCTCGCGAACTTGTCGTTGACATTTTCGAGGGTGCCGGTGGGACATCCCTGCGCGGGTTCCGTGATTGGATGCTGTACGATGCCGCGTATTCCGGGCAAGAAGTTTCTGCCGGTACTACGGCTGGTGGTGACCTTCCTACTCTTGACAAGATGGATGAACTTGTTGAGAAGATCGATCGAACTCCCGACACGTTTTTATACATGACCGAGATCAACGCTCGGTACATCAAGAAGCTGTCCCGTGGTAACGATACTGCGCAGCAGCGGATGCAGTATGGGATGAATGAGTTCGGAACGTGGTCTTGGATGTACGACAGCATCCCGGTGATCATCCTTCGTGATGGTAAGGGAACGGGGCTCCTTTCGACTGTTGAGATTGACGGCGCCGCATCGTTGAGCACGTCAATGTCGATCTACTGCATTGCGTGGGGACCGGAATCCGCTGCGCTGTTCAGCTCGTCCCAGATTGTCGGTGCCAACGGAGTTCCTCTTCCCAAGGTGGTCGAGCAGTTCGACGGTTCAAATTACATCTATCAGCGCATGGAGTGGTACGTTGGTCTCGTTCCGCACAAGCCCAGGTGTATTGCTCGTCTCAAGTACGTCAAGAACGCAGTGGCGTAGACCATTCACCTTTCAATGTAAGGAGACAGACAGATGGTATCGCGCAGACCCGAAAATCAGAACCCTGTTGAAGGCGCTGGATCTTCTGCTGTTGGTACTACGGTGCCACAGAAGAGTGAACCTGTTGCCGTTGTAAATGACGGCAGCATTGAACAGCGTCTCTCGGATCTTGAAGCTCGGGTTTCTCGTATCGAAACGAGAGTGAACCCTCGCGACGAATCTGTTGGTCTCCAGCCTGAGAAGAAAAACTACAATCCCGACTATCTCCCACATGGTGTGGAAGGGGTCAAAGGGTTGCGCGAACTTCCGCCCAAAATCGGATAGCTCGCTGATCAACAGAAAGAGAGTTCTCTATGGCAATAGCTACATGGTCACCTGATGGAAAACTTGGCGCAATCAGTCTTCGGGCTGCTGGGGCGACGGATGTCAACGAAAACGGAACTGCTGCGATTGTTGGAAAGGGCAAGCTCCGTATCGTGACGAATATCACCGCCCTCGAAATTGCGTCGAATGATGAGCACTACACCATCAAGATCCAGGCCAACACGGCAGCCGCTACCTCCACATGGTACGATCTCGCGACGGTGTTTTCCGGTGGTGCGTTTGAAACGACTGGAGAGTCAACGGATGATGTTGTTGACGAGCATGAAGTGATAATTGACAATCCGCACGACTATCAGATTCGTACGCACCTGGTGCTTGTCGGATCGGTCGCAACGGGGATCAATTTCACGTGCGATGCGTATAGGCTGCTCAGCCAGTATTAGTTCTTTCCTTTGGGTTTGAGGTTGTTGACTTCTCGGTGTCCGAGCATGTAAGACGCTCGGACATCGAGGTTTTCCCCCTCACCTATAGGAAGGATTGCCCAACGTGAGTATCATTTCTACGGCACAACTTACGGCGGAGCTTCCCGCTGGTGCTGATTCAACGAAGATAGCCAACGCGGTTCTTCGCTCTTCCGATCTCGTCAATACGTGGGCAACCCACTACGAGACATTCCCGGATATCACAGACGCACAGACAGCACCATATCAGGCCCAACTTATCGCGGTGGAAATCGCCAAGGCCCTGTACTTCATGGGTATCGGCCAGGTCTACCGCGATGGGCAGGAACAAGATTCATGGCAGGCCGTGTTGAATCGGTACGAGAAAACGCTTGCCGAAATTGAC